GCCGCCTTGCCCGCGGCATCCATCAGCGCGATGGCGCCCTCGACGAGCTTCTGATTCGCCGCGATCGCCTCTTTGCTGTGCGGGCCGTGCTGCCGGACTGCGTCCGTGGCCGCCTTCTGTGCCTTCGCCATGTCCTGCTGGGCGTTGATGAACGCGAACGCCGGATCGGTCTCGGCCTTCAACTGCTTGGCCAGCGCCTGGAACGCCTCAAGCTCGCCCCGGACCGCGCCGGCCACCGCGTCAGCTTCGGTCTTGTAGCTCTTGGTGGCGTCTTGGCCGACCTGCAGCGCGCTGTTCAGGTCGCCGAGCTTGCCCGTCGTGCCTTTCGCCGCGCCGCCGAGGGCATTGACACCGCCCTTGCTGCCCTCCGACGCCGCCCACAGGGTCTGCAGTTCCTTGTACGTGTTCGGCAGCAGCGCGGCCAGGTGCTCGGTGTCGAGGCCGGACTGCGTAAGCGCCTGCTGCCATAGCGCGGACGCCTTGTTGTAGTCGTTGATGGAGGTGATGTTGGTCGTGAGGGCCTGGTCGAGGCTCTCCATCTGCTGCTTCGCGGTGTCGAAGTCCGTCCCGTAGGTCAGACGCGCGGCGAAGTCACCAACGGCCTTGCCCGCGGTGCCGATGATCGGAATGCTGCCGAGCACCGAGTTGACGAACTTGCCCCAGCCGTGCGAGGCGCCGTCCGCCACGGTGGCGATGTCGTCGAGCTTGTTGAAGTTGTCGCCGAAGACGTCGCGGATCTCGCCGGCTGACTTTCCGGTGTTGATCAGGTTTTGGACTGAGCTGGTCAGCTTGTCGACGTCCGCGGTCTTCTGGTCGATCTGGTCGAAGATCAGAGAGATTCCCTCGGCGACGGCGGCCCACACGCCGACCTTGCCGAGCGCCGATGTCACCTTCCCTAGGGCCCCGGCCGCTTTCTCGCCGGCCGGCCCAGTCGCCGCGAGCTGTTCTTGCGCCTCAGCGACGAACTTCTTGTACTTCAACCACGCCGCTCCGCCCACCAGCAGCACACCGCTCAAACCGGCTACGACAACGACCGTCCCGCCGACCGCCTTGGGCATGTCGGCGAACTGGTTGACCATCGTCTCCAGCGTCTTGGTCAGGATGCGCAGGCCGCCGTTCGCGCCGGAGCCGGACTGGATGGCCAGGGTCTCCAGCGAGCCGCGGAGCCGTTCAAGGTCGCCGGCGAGGTTGTCGGTCTGCTTCTGGGCCGTCGCTGCGGCGTAACCGGCGTCGTTGACCTTGTTCTTCCAGTCCTCGACGCCCTTGGCGCCGTCGGCGTAGAGAATCGACGCTGAGCGGATGGCGTCGTTGCCGAAGATCTGACCGAGCGCCTGCTGCCGCTGCTGGTCGGTCAGCTTGCCCAGCTTCTGCCGCAGCACCTCGGCCACGCCGGACAGGCCGATGAACTTCCCCTGGGCGTCGTAGAACGAGATGCCCAGCTGGTCCATCAGCTTGAGCGTCTGACCCGACGGGTTGGCCAGCGCGAGCAGCATCGTCTTCAGCGACGTACCGGCATCGCTGCCGATGAGGCCCGCGTTCGCGAACTCGGCCAGCGCGCCGGTCGTGTCCTCGATGCTCAGCCCGAACTGGGCGGCGACGAGGCCGGACTGGCTGAGCGCATAGCCCATGTCGTGCACGCCGCCCTGCGCCTTACCGGCCGCCGCTGCGAGCAGGTCAGCGACGTGCGGGATCTGGTCGCCCTTGAGCTTGAACTGCGTCATCGCGCTGGCCGCGGTCTCAGCCGCCTCACCGACGGAGATCTGGCCGGCGGCCGCGAGTGACAGCGCACCCTTCAGGCCGCCGGACAGAACGTCGGCCGTCGACACGCCGGCCTTCGACAGCTCGGTGATGCCGTCGGCCGCCTGCGTGGCCGAGTACATCGTGTCCTTGCCGGCCTGCAGCGCTGCGGCGCGCAGCTGGGCCAGCTCGGATGCCGGGGCGTGCGTCGCTGCGGAAACCGAGCTCATCGCCTTGTCGAACTCGGCGGCCGACTTGACGGCCGCAGCCGCCATGCCGACCAGGCCGAGGCCGACCACTCCTGCGGTGTCGGCAACCCTGTCCAGGCTGCCCTTCTTCGCCGCCTTGTCGAGTTCGCCCTTGAAGTCCCGGGTCGACTGCCCGGCCGCCTTGAGCCGGCTCTGGTACTCGCCGATCTCGGCGGTGAGCCGCACGCCCACGGTGCGCAGCGTCATCGCTCACCCCCGCATGGTGTGGACCGCCCACAGGTAGGACGGGGCGTTGGGATCGGGCTTCTTGCTGTCTCCGAAGACGGCGCGCTGCTTTTCGAGCTTCGCCAGAGTCGCCCGGCACGCCGTGTACTCGACGGCGAAGTCAGGGCCCTCGTTCTCCATCGAGGTGCAGACCTCGAGGGGCTTACCGCAGAGCGGGCACACGCTGTCGCGGTGCATCGCCAGCGCGAGCGCTTCCGCGCGGTCCATCTCGGTCCAGCGCGGCTCAGACGTCGTCACCGACCGGACGAGCCGGCCGGCGCCGTCGTACTCGTACTTGGTGACCGTGGCCGGCTCCCGGCCGTCGAGCTGGGAGCCGGGGATCCCTAGCCGGTCGGCGGTTTCGAGTCGGCGCCGGTAAGCCGGTTGAGCCGCGATGCGGCGCGCGAGAAAGGGACATCGACGTCCCCCCGGTTCAGCAGCCACGCCGCCGTGAACAGGTCGTCGTACTGCCGATCGGTCAGGGACTCCTCGAGGGTGGCCCACGCGGCGTCGTCGAGTTCGGGGTCGACGATGCTCGAGCGAATCAATGTCGGGGCGCCCGCGTCGGCGTCGAAGTCGACGATCTGGTCCCGCTTCTCGACGACATCGCCGGCCTCGTTGGTCCGCGGCGGGAACTTCGCCTTGAAGGCGCGGTACTCCCGGCGCGGCAGTGCGCGGAGACGGAACGGGTACGTGCTGGCGCGCATCTCGGCTTCGAGAGCCTCGATGCGCTCGGCCAACTCAGCGCCGCCGTTGCCAGCGAGACTGTCGACGGCCTTCTGCTCAAGCAGCTCGAGGTGCTCGTTGAGCTGCTCGTGCTCGGCGACCAGGTCGCCACGGAGGCAGATCGGCACGGTGCGCTCGGGCAGCTTGGCCCCGGCCAGCAGCGCGGCGAAGTCGGGCTTGATGACGGCCGCCGCCGCCTTCTTCGGTCGTGTCGGCATTCCGGTCACCGCCCGCACATCGGGCACTTGGGCGCCAGCCAGGTCTCGACAACTGGCGGCGGGGGGACAGCCACCGGAACGGTCACCGTCTCGCGTATGACCTCGTTCGGCCGCATCGGATCGACCCGTATTCCGCTGCCGCTTGGACCCGAGGCCCAGAGCTGAATTGTCAGCTGCCCATCGGCGACCGACGCGCAAGGATCGGCTGGAACGAGCCGCCTCTCAATGCCGTGCGCTTCGAGCCACGTAAGTATCTGCTCGACGACGCTCTGGTCATCCGGATAGGCATTGTGTGGATTGTGGTCGGCCACGATTCTCCCTGCCCGAACGTCCCGAACGGAGTGCCCGGCCACCGGTTCGGGACGGCAGCCGGGCACGAAAAAACCGCCCCGAGTCGGAGGCGGCTGCGTGAGGTGGTGAAGGGTCAGGCGACGGCGGCCCGGAGTGCGGGCGACGATGTGATCTTCAGGCCGATCTTGTACCGCTCTACCGTGTTCGGCGCCGGGTCCATCCGGCTGATCTCCTCACACAGCGCCGGGTAGACCTCGATCGCCTGGGACGACGCCCACGCGGTCGCCTGAGCGACCGACCGGCGGACGACCAGGTAGCCGGCGGTGTCGCGGACCAGCGTGGTGAAGATCGTGTCCGTGCCGCTTTGCCGCTTCAACGTCAGCTCGGTGTTCGAGAACGACGTGCGCCCGTTGACGTTCGTGGTGAACGTGCTCGCCAGGCTCGACGTGTCGACATCGGCCGTGGCCGGGTTCAGGCCGGCGAGACCGTCAGCGGTGAGCGTGGACGTGAGGTCCATGCCCGCGTTCAGCTCGGTCGTGGTCGGGGCGTTGATGTTGCTGATGGACGTGACCCAGTAGGCCCTGGTCTTGCCATCGCTGGTGATGTCGGCCATCGCCGGCTACTCCTTCTTGTCGCCGGCCGGGGCCGGTGCCTTCGTGGTCTTGGCCGGCGGCTCGGGCGCCGGTCCGAAGTCGCCGAACGGCGGGCCGGCGCTCCAGCCGAGCCCGGCGTGCAGTGCGACCGCGGCGTACGGCATGCGCCCGGGGCCGACTTCCGGGTGCTCGTTGACGACCCACACCTGATCGGTCGGGCCCGGCTCGCCGGCCTCGGCCCAGCCGCGCACACGCGTCCACAGCGCGAGCTGGTCGGCGCCCTCGACCTGGGCGTAGACACCCTCGGAGTCGGTGATCCAGTACTTCTGCGTGTCGGTCATCAGGTCCCTCAGCAGCGGATGAGCTTGTAGGTGACGGAGGTCGTACCCGAGTAGGTGACCGTCGCGACGCCAGTGGACGGGTTGACGTGGAACGGCGAGAGCCGGAACCAGCGGTCGGCGCCGTTCGCGACGGCCTGGGCGACGGCCGTGCCGGCGTTGCCGACGTCGGTCAGGCCCGGGTCGGAGAGCGTCACGTTGATCGAGCCACCGCCGCCGTTGATCACGTTCAGCAGGGCGCCGTTCACGCCAATGTCGGCGGCGGCGATGGTGTCCGAGGCGGACACGGCCGCCGCGGTTACGGTGGTGGCCGCCGAAACGACGGACACGGCAGTGAGCAGCGCCATGCGGCACTCCCTCTCATTTCGGACAGGAGATCCGCCGAACAGCGGACGGTGATCTTTTGTGTGCTGGCCGTACACTCGCGGCCATGACAGAGACCGAGGCGCGGATCATCAATGAGTTCGTGGCCGGCGACGACGTGCCGACGATCGCCGCGCGCTACTCCGTGTCGGAGGAATACGTCGACCACCTGGTCGGGCAGACCCACCTCGACAAGCCGATCAAGGTGCGACGGCGGCGGTTCGACTGGAGCTGGAACCCTTGGGGCAACCGGCTCGTCTACTGCGTGCTCGCCGGAATCCTCGTCAGCATCACAACGAGCTCCAACATCATCGGCACGGTCGTCACTGTCGTGCTCTTCGTGCTGACCTCGGCCATCGTTGCCGCGCGCCGGAACTAGCCCGGGATCGACCGGAACTTGTAGACGTCGACCTGGTCGAACTCGACCACGCCGGTCAGCTCATTGCGCTGCGGCGGCTGCCCGCTGTCCCAGCGAATCGGGAAGCAGGACCGGCCGGCCACGGTGAGCGTCTGGTTCAGGATCGCCGCCCGGACGCGGCCGGCGACCGCCCGTGCCGCCCGGGCGCCCTGCGGATCGGCACCGACACAGTGGATGTAGGCGAAGGCGTCGATCACATCCGAGTCGAACGTCAACGGCACTGCGTCCGGCGCGACCAGGCCATCTGGGGTCTCGATGTAGAAGTAGACCAGCGCGTACGCCACGGCCGGGTTGTCGGGCACCGCGCCGTCATACACCGTCAAGCTCGGCGGGCCACCCGGGGCGGTCGCCAGCTGGGCGAGGAGCGCATCGGCCAGGTCCTGGATCGGCCAGGTCACAGCCCGAGCGCCTTCACGGCGAGGTCATCCATGGCCTTGACGAAGTTCGGCAGCTCGGCGTCGGCGGCCGGTCGCATGAATGGGAGCGGCGCGCTCTTCGGTGACCCGTTCTCCGCGATACCGCCCAGCTCGCCCTGGCTCTTGCCGTGGTTCACGCCCACCTCGGTGTATGCGGCCCGGCTCGTCGTCGTGACTGGGTCGAAGTCGATGGCGTACGGCAGGCGATGAAAGCGCGGGTGGCCGGAGATACGCTGCCGGGCGTCCTTCTTGATGTTGAGCGCGCCGACAAACACGACCTTCGCCGACTCGGCCGCAGCAACCGCCGTCGCCTTGTCCATCGAGGTGATCACGTAGTCGAGGTCGCGGCCGTCGAAACCGATGCGGTCCATCAGGCGTCCTCTCGCTAAGGTGGCCGTGCGCCGATCGCGAGGCCTGACGTC